CTCTACGTCCATTCTACGAATTACTGCATTTATATCTGAAGGCATATATACTGCCGAATATTCTTTGAACCATGGATTATATACATCATGATAACATGTTACTCCATCATATTGTTCTCCTGCTCTATGCTCGCAACTCTCCTCGTCGGCTCTTGTATTGCCACATATTGAACATCTATAATCTTCATCTGATACTTTACAACCAATAGAAAGAGTCATCAATCTTCTTGCTTGTATAAGATCAATAACAGATTGATCCTTTATCGTTGCATTTTCACTAATAAAAGTACCTACTTTAACGTATCCATCTGCTAAACCAACTGGAGTCTCCATGGCTTTAGCAAAATGCTTTGCGTAAATATTGGTACCAACTGCTACTAATGTAGCATCTCCATCGGAAAAGAAACCTCCGCCGCCATATTCGTGGTGCATTAAGAATGGAGTAAAATAGGGAGTATAAAATGTTTCTACCGATTTGCCTATTTTTTCTTTCCTATATCGTCTCAGGTTTAAATTACCTAATCCGGTATGCATAACCTCAGATACTAGCATTGCCCCCTTTCCCATATTCTGTTCGGTTGTTATATCCCTAAGTTTGCGTATTATGCCGTCATCCTCTCTCTTAACATTGGTTGGGGTGTTAACCTCAGTGCCATAATTGATTATGCTTAATTTCATCACTTTCTCCCTTGGGGTGATATATTAGTCAACATTTATTATCAAATTTAAGTATAAAATATACAAATACTCTACACCTATATAATTTTACTATTATATGTGAACTATTACCACTGGATTTATATAAATACTAAAACTAGTCATTTGTTATAATTTCTATCAGTTTATCACATGCCTTTTCAACATCCATGTAGTACCAAACTTCGACTATTTCTGCCATTTCTGTACTACTTATATCAGCGGTTAAACAAAGTGTAATAAGATCAGAGAAAGTTTGTTGAGGATTTACAGTTTGGTTATTATAATTATTAACAATAGTTAATATAGCCGGCATAAAATCAGCTTCTCTTTGTATATCCAACATAGATTCATCCCAACTTTCGGTTTCTGAACTTTTCTTTGCACCTTTTCCGGTCTTGAAACAATTCATTTCTCTAGCTTTTCTATATATACAAGCACGAATAGTTGCTTTGTTACCGGGACCTTTATATCGACCTAAAGCAGACAAAGCAAATCGAACATGATTACAATCATGACAGGGGAATGACCTGTTGGGTCCGCAAAAACTGGAGGAAGGAAGTGCCTTCCTTTTCTTGGTAGTTAGTTTTCTTTCGTTTATATCTATATCAGTTTTTTCAGGCATGTTATATACCTCCTTTATGAATACTATTGTATACTATCCTTAGATGAACCAGGCCCGGATTTCTTGCCATACTGGTTAGATGGTTGATTTAATGATGCAATTTTACTATCAGGTGCTGTAGATTTAGCCTTCTTAGCATTAGCCAGAGGTATTTGAACTTTATTAAGATATAGATCTTTTTCATTACTTTTAACTAATGGTACCTCTTTTAACCTTCGTCTGGCTTCTGGTAAAGTTAACAAGTTTGACTGATACAAATTGGTTATGTTATTTACTTTTGATATCAGTTTTTCTATACTCATTTCATTAAATTCTAGTTTAACTATCATCTCACCAGATTCATCAATTATTTCGTCAGGCTTATATCCATAACTATTTATGAGTATATCCGGAATAATATCGTAGGTAAATAGATTACATACTATATCGGCTACATAAGTACAATGATCTCCCATTGCATTATCCATAGATTCACTAGTTGCACGGTTACTTGTATCTAATTCTCCAACAGATACTGAAGATGATCCACTTCCTACTAGTACTCTGTTTTTAAAATGTGCAATAAACGGCATTAGATCGGGTACAGCGCTTTGCAAATTAACTGCAGTTATTTCAACTCTATTGTCTGTAGTTATCATCCCATTAGCTGCCATACTAACTATATCATTATGAACATCATTAACTTCTCCAGGTTGTGCAGGATTGTCATCTGATCCTACCTTACTATGTAATAACGGTGAACCGAACTGAAATCCTATCATTTCAATAGTTTCTTCCAAAGATCTTAATGATAATATATCATTAAGCATTTGAAAACAAGGAGGCGGAGGATATATATCATCCCCTGCATCTGTCATTACCCCAAGTGCTATTGATTTTATTGGTATTAAACCTATATTATCAAGTATTCCTCTACGCAGAGATAATCTGTTACGCAAAGTCAGATTATGATTTTGCACTGCTCGTATTACTCCATCTTTATCTACGTGAAAATATGTTTTGTGTGGAGGTATTGAACGTAAATTAGCTAATCTGGAAGAAACATCGTCTTCAGAATTATCTGGTATTCTTTTACGTACCTTTTCTATAATGGTTATACCATATTTTAATATATCACCTATCATTCTTGATATAATTTGATGTAATAATCTACGGGATGTAACCTGTAACATAGTAAGCTCTTTCCTAACCTCGGCAGACATTTCAGAATTATCAGATACAAACCTGAATCCATTTCTTAATGTAGTTTCTACTTGTCTACTTACTGACCTTGAAAAATATGATTCACTATTGAAAAACGTATCTACTTTCTCATATGAATATCTTGATGACACTAGAACTGTATTATTATATTGAGTTCTATATCGTAATCGCCGCTCTGTAATATATTTTTCAAATTCGTGTATCTTCTTTTTTTTATGAGAATATAACCGGGACGATAATATTGGGTTAGTAGTGCTCCCATCAGAATTTAGCACGTTTGATTCCTCAATTATCGATAAATTTTTGATTATTCCGTTAGCGCCCTCTGTAATAGCATCTGCTCGTAATTTTCCAAGTCGTCTACTAATTATGGATTCTTTTATATTATTTATGTTCATTATTATCCCTCTTTAATCGTATCAAAAATATGGCGCATTGATTCTCTAATTTCACCATCTTTTACCCCTGTCATTTGTTCAACTATCTTTACAAATTCTGCTGGGAGAACTACTTCTCCATCTTCGTCAAGGAATTTCGATAATTCCATAGGAGCAAATGAAGAAGTTATCATGTTATCTATTATACTACTTGCATCAGAAGGATCATATATTTGTTCTCTATCAGATATACCAGACTCAACTGTGACCTCCGATTTCATTATATTTAAAGCCACATTTCCAATATCCCCAAATGATGCCGATAATCCACCTTGTGTACTGTCTATTTCGGCTATCTCTTTCTCATTTGGAATAAATTCTTGCCCCATAATTGATTTAGAACACTCATCATACCTTGTAACGCCCTCTGTAGTACCTGCTACTTCTCTAAATAATTTGACTTTTCTACGCTGAATCAGTAATTGTTTATCTACTATTTGGTCAGGTAAATCTCTAGGTTCATAACAATCTGCTAAACCAAGGATCATATTGATCATATTATCTAACAATTCAGATAAGGAATCTAGCATTACTAATCTACTACGCGATAGATATATATCATTTATTAACACAAAGTCTTTTATGGTAAAGTCCATAAATTGTCCTACCCAATTAACCATTCCATATTTCAAATTTCCAAGTAGACATTTCAAAAAACTAAACAATTTATCAGCACCAAAACAGTCATTGACTATAAGTGATTTTACCTCAGGTATTTCTGTTACACTATCAAGAGCAACATTTATTGGGCTGAATATAGTATCAAGATATTGGGCTATACCATTAGATATTGTCATTTTGATAAGTTCCCACATCTCTTTTAGAGGCAGGGTAAGACCGGCAAGGAATATTGATCTGTCCATCTGTTTTCTGAATACATCTATAATTTGTTTCAATACTTCTAATATTTTCACAAACCTTTGTACATCTTTGCTATCCTGAATATTTGAGGCCCACCTCATTTCCTCCCTAAACGCATCTGCAAATTTTATGTCAGGGCATACTGATCTTTTTTTTATAATATTAGAAACCATAGATGAAAGTATTACCATCAAATATACCCAACAGCATAATTGCCTTGATGTTCCCCATTTTGATAAATTAGCAGCTCCTATAACTACCTTATCTGCAAGCTTTAATACATTAACTATAGCTGTATCTACTCCTTTAAGATATTCAAATAGATATGTGCCATCTTCGATTATATCTACTCCCCCCATAAACCATCCGGTTTTATCATCTCCGTCCATCCATCTACCTGACGCATCATTCACTTTTTTTGCAAGATCAGCTTGATCTGCACCTGCAGAGCTAGGAATTGCTAAACCAAAACAGTCCCATCTGCCACTTTTTGAAGTATTTTCAGAGTCAGATAGGGATACGGTAAGCACATCTTGGGCAGAAGTTGACATTTCTATTGCAGAACTAGAGCCATCTATTGCTTTAGATAGGGGATAGACATCTGACGGACTACAAACCCCTGTCGAGCTTTTTCCATTCAGTATATAATTTGCCACCTCCTTTGCTTTTGCTTTTTCCTCGGGAGTGGCTTTTCTATCAGTATCATCTGCGTTTTTGGCACTACAGATTAGTCCATTATTGACATGTCCTGGATTGGTTTCTTCATCTATCCATTGTTCAAAACATTTGGACATTGTAAAACTAGGGACTCCGGTAACCGCATCAGATCCGAAAAATATTGGCCGCATGGTACAACAGTTTACTACTTTAAAATCTATACCTTCTCCGATAGGCGGTTCACAATCAGGAATATCTTCTCCTTCAGCATTACATTTATAACCAACTACTTTAAGTAGCTTTTTCTCGAATGGTTTGAATACTTTTTTGGATATCTTTTTTCCTATCTTAATCTTTATCTTCTTCCCGGGAACCTTGAATTTTAGTTTCCACTTTTTTATAAACCCGCATAGATATCCTATAGTATAATGAACGGCAATAACATGTGCCATTTTTAGTACAATAATTAATAATTTAAGACCAATAGATATAGGATCAAGAAATGAATCCTTTATTTTATCGTTCATGGCCTTTTTTAATCCTTCGGAATCAAAATCTTTGACCGGTTGTTGAATATCATCATCAACACTATCGGGGTCAAAAAAACCTGCGGCTCTGAAAATACAAGTTAATGTATCTTCAGATAGTGTAAACTTTGCATCAGTAGAAGGAATAATTACAGGTGGGGTAGTAGAATATGGTACATTATCTTGTAAATCATCCTCAATAGGAAGTTGAGGCTGTTTAAATGATATACCTGTCAAATCCTCTATATATTTTAATATATGAGGTGGAGCTTCTCCTACATATCCGTCTAAATCTCTTATAGTTTTATCTAATAAAAATATAGATCTGTCTTTTAATTCTCTTGCTATAGTCTCAAGTTCTTTAAACCTATCTATCATACTAATAAAAGGATTACTTGGGATATCCTCCACTGATACATTTAACCGATAAGCAAGATTTTGGCGGTCTATATCTTTGGATGGATCTATGTGTGTATAAGATATATCCCTCTCTGGTTTAGCTATACTTGGTTTATAAAATAGATCTTCTCGTTCCATATAGTCCCATTGTTCGCTTATTTGAGCGTAAAGCTAATGCCATTTTAGGTGCGGTTTTCCCAATTTTCTCGGGATCACCGTTTGTTAATATTTTAGATAGTGTCTCTGTTAATATTATACTACTACTTTGTTTTGTTTTGTTACCTAATTTTAGGTATTTATCATGCCCATGTATACAATATTGAAGGGCGGTTAAGGAATGTACATTTTCGGTATATATAAATCCACCATCTCTAGCAGTTGATTTTCTACGAAAGTTGCTTATTTCCCGGACAATACCCTGTTTACCTTGTTCTTCTTTTAATATAACAAAAATACCTTCTAAATAGTTAGAGAGCAATCCTATAATTTTTGTCTTAACACGAACCTTAATTTTCTCTTTTTTCCTGGCCCCGGTTTCCGGTGAAGTGTATATTATTTCAATTTCTTCTTTAGAAGCAGAATCAACGATATTTAGTACTTTAGCGGGGTCTTGTCCTGATGCTATTAAAGATTTCAGAATCATTTCTACTTGCGTATCCCCGAATCCTGCATCAACTGATAACATTTTGTAATTATTAGCACTATGTAAATCCATTATCCTTTTAACCGCAGTTAATTGAGTATAATTTTCAAGTGCTATTTTTTCATTCCTGGTTATCCATATTCCACCAAACATTTCAGAAATTTCTAATATCCTTACCCCATTCTGTGGATTATTCCAATCCACCCCAAGAAATTTATCAGCGTTTTGGTATTCTGCCATTTCGTATATATCACTGTAAGTAACATATATGTTATGTATTATAGATCGTTCTAGTGCATTGTTTATATTTTCCTTTTTATACACTGCCCCCTTTGCTTCTGCCCATTCTGCTAATACCTCAAGGACCCAAGTTGCATCATCGAATATAACCTCTCTTAACCTTGCTTCTACCTCTGGCCAGTTTTTCTCTAATGTGCTGGGAAGATGATATTCTACACTATCTATGGATTCAGGATCTGCACATCGTGTACAATATTCCTGGAACCAATCCCCTTCTATTCCAACTGGAGTAGAACTTGCCCACATTTTAATTTTTGGACTAGCTTTTAATATACCGGTTATTACTGGAAATGCTTTTTCCGGTAAATATGCAGTTTCATCTAAATATATATAATTACCAGTTTGCCCCCTGGCCTTATCTGGTTTTTGTGACATAAAGAAAAACCGTATTGCTGAATCATTTGATACATTTATTTCATAATCATACTCTGGTTCTATCGCTCCTTTTGTTTTTTTAGGTTTTTTACCCATACGGAATGAACCGTTAATATCAGAGCCATTTAGTAAATTATTCATGATCTCTAGTATTCTATTCATCATTTTTTTCTCAGTAGTGAATACTAGGATAGTAGTGTTACTATTCATGATTGCCGTATGCATAAGATCTACGGTCATTGAAACTGATTTTCCTATTTGCCTACCTGCCCGTACTGCTCTATCTTTTCTTCCATCTTTAAGAACACTAGCAAATAATTCTTTACATTTAAACTTTTCCAATCCTGTATCCGGATCAAACAAATGCCTTTCTGCCCATAGTACAGGATCATCAGCTTCGAGTATTAGTTGTTTTTCCTCCGGTGTTGAAACTAATGCTAATATTTTAGATAATGTATCTGGATCAAATCGCTTTCCCATTGTATATTTTCCTTTTGTAATATAAACTAATAGTATCAAATATTATTGATATTTGCCACTAGATAACAAATATGAAGGGGGATTAATTATTATGGCAGTAGACATTATATTACATTGTTCAGATTCAGGGTATGGAAATGCAGCACTAATCACAAAATGGCATTTGGAACGAGGGTTTGATACTATAGGCTATCATTATGTTATACTGAATGGGCAATTAGACACAAGACATTACAATAATTTATTTGATGGGCAAATAGAATCAGGAAGGCCATTAGATGATGATCATACTTTTGAAATAAGTGAACAAGGGGCTCATGTTAGAGGACATAATAGATCAGTTGGAGTTTGTTTGGTAGGTAAATCCGGAGATTTTACAGACAAACAAATATCTAGTTTGATATGGTTATTAGGTCAATTAAAAGAACAATTTATAGACGTTACATTATCCCAGCATTCTAATTACGATAGATCTAAATGGTTTTGTGCAGGGATAGCCGATCTTGATAGTTATAGAGAAACGTTGAATATATCTAATATAAAGGCATAATATCATGACAAACAGAAATGTAAATAAATCATATAAACGTATCAGTCCATATTATGG